CTTATGATATTCTTTTTCCTATCTTCAATGTGCTTTTTGGCGAAGAGCATAAGCGCTTTTTCAATCCTGTTGTACGGGTGGTTAATGACTCTGCTATAAAAGAAAAGGAAGAGATGACCAAAGAGGCGGTATTAAGCGCCTTGCAAGAATACCTTTTAAGAAACGTACAGCCTAATCCCGAGAATCCTGAAGAACCGCCTCCTCCACCCGAGGATGTCATAAAGAATGCTTACAAAAGCATTAAGGACATGCGCGAGGAAACGGCAAACCTGTTTCTTCAATACTACAAGAAACGCTACCGTCTAAAAGACGAGTTTGCAAAAGGATGGAAAGACTGGTTGCTTTGCGGCGAGGAGTTCTATTCTGTAGAACAGATAGCCAATGAAGTATCCATCCGCAGGGTCAACCCCTTGCAGGTGTATTTTTTCATTCCGGAAAATACGGATTCTGTTGAAGAAGCTTCACAGATCCTTGAACAGAATTACATGACCGTCAACCAATTGATTGATGAGTTTTATGAGTATCTTACACCCCAACAGATAGACGAGTTGGAGATGTATTATGCCAACTATTTCCCTGGTAATGAGATCATCAACCCGATGACCATCCGTACCGTGGAAAGTATCTATAACTTTGAAGGTGAGGAATATGCACTTGACAGGATTCCTGTTTTCCGTGTAAGATGGAAATCCTTTCGCAAGGTGGGTAATTTCTATTACATCGATCCTCAAACAGGAGAAGAGCAACAGATCCTTGTTGATGAATCATGGCAATGGGACAGGCAAGATCCTACACAAAGGATTGAGTGGTTCTGGATTTCTGAATACTGGGAAGGTATCCGCATAGGCGCGGACATGTACATCGACGAGATGATACGCCGCCGTCCGCAGCAGTTCAGGACTATGGACAACCTTTCAAAATGTAAATCAGGCTATGTCGGACGCATATGCTCGGCAATCAACTCACAGTCCACTTCATTGATGGACCGTATAGTTCCATGGCTTTACCTTTATTTTATTCTTTGGTATGATACTGAACTTGCGCTTGCCACCAATATAGGTAAGATTGCAGTAATCGACGTATCGACAATACCAGACGGATGGGATGTTGAAAAATGGTTTTACTACGCACGCGCGATGCGCGTAGGATTTGTAAACTCCATGAACGAGGGTAACAAACGGATGGGTATCAACCAGAACATGTCTACCTTGAACAAGGAACTCAACCTTGAGATGGGTAACTACATCCAGTTCAACATCCAGTTGCTTCAGGAGATTGAAAGAAAGATACAGAATACCGCAGGTGTTCCTCCACAACGTCTTGGTGCAATCAGCAACCAGGAACTTGTAGGAAACGTAGAACGTAGTCTGATGCAGTCAAGTCTTGTCACTGAAGATCTTTTCAGGATGCATACCCTTACCAAACTTGACGCATGTTCGGCTATACTCGAAGTTGCTAAAGATGTATATAAAAGCGGTTCAAAAACCTTGCAATACGTCACTGATGATTTGCAGGACATTCTTTTCCAGATAGACGGTGATACGTTTAACAACGCTGATTACGGCGTGTTTGTAACAGATGACATGAAGGATATGGAAGTCCTTGAGGCTATGAAATCACACGCCAAGTTTGCATTGCAAAACGACCAAATGGCATTTTATCAATTAGCCGATATATATACAACCGAATCAGTAAGTGCCGTACGTAGTGAATTAAAGAGGTACTACGAGTCCAAGCAACAGCAGTTGCAGGCACAACAGCAACAACAGGTTGAAGTACAACAGCAACAGATCGCGGCACAGCAGCAGATGCATGCCGAGGACATGGAGTTGAAACGTTATATGAACGATAGTACGAATGAAACGAAGATACAGGTAGCGCAGATAGGTGTTTTCAGTCGTCAACAAGAACTTGATTTGAATGGCGATGGTATACCGGATCCTGTTGAATTGGCTGGCCAGGCTCTTAAAGAGCGTGAAGCGCAGTCCAAAGAATTCATTGAACGACTCAAACTCCAAGCAGAGCAAATCAAACTCTCTTCCGAGAAAACGCTTAAGCAGCGGGAACTTGACATTAAGACAAAAGAAATTGCTTCAAGAGAGAAGATTGCATCAGAAAAAGCCCAAACAGCCTTGAAAGTTGCAAAAACCAATAAGAACAAGTACGACAAGAAATAATGGTCGACAAGCGGATTGCTGACATACATAATAACAAAAGGGCTAAAAAGGGATACAAGTATTCTTCCAGCGACGGCAAGGTTTACATAGGGCTTGAGACAGGAAGGCTCAAGCTTTATGAACCTATAACTGCTGCTACTGTACAGAATATAACAAATACTACGGTAGAATCAACAGGGGTACAATCCGTCACAGGATTGAATACCGACAATACCGATCCTGCCAATCCTGTCGTACAGATCTCTGTTGACGGGGTTACAATCACAGGTGCAGGTACTCCTGCAAGTCCATTGGTCTCCATGGCTGGTGGAGGGATTGTCATGTCAGTCACTGATGATGGCAACGGGGTTGTATCAGTGGACAACACTGATCCAGCCAATCCGATTATAAAATTCTATGGTGTGAATGTTGATGGAGTCACCATAACAGGTGATGGCACATCAGGAAACCCTTTGGTTGCAACCACTGGTGGTGGACCAGTCGATATGATTAGTCCATTCTTATTAATGGGAGGTTAATATGGCAATATTATACAAAGTATTGGGGCAAGAGGCTCCACCCGCTACAACAGAAGTTGATTTGTATACCGTACCTGCCCTTACGCAAACGGTGGCTAGCAGCGTTACGATAACCAATCGCGGATCCACTGTGGCTACATTCAGAGTAGCGGTGGTACAGGGAGGCGGTGTGACTGGACCAAGACATTACCTTTACTATGATCTTCCTATCGCAGGTTATGATACGTTCATAGCTACGATAGGTGTGACAATGGAGACAAATGACGTAGTGAGGGCTTATGCCTCCTCAGCTAATTTAACATTCCAACTGTTTGGATCAGAAATAACATAATGCAAGGATACGCAGGATACAACATAATGGATAGTGCTGTCACGATAAAGGACGGTGCGAACCTTGACGCATTCTCAAGACTGAGGGTAAGCAATCCTCTTATTCTACATAACTCCCAGTTTACCTATGATCTTGCCCCACTTATTATGGAGCAGATAACATTGGGTGCAGGAGCCACGGTGACTTATGATACCACCAATAGGTGCGCTTTGATGACATTCAGTTCAACACCTAGTGGAGGGCAGGCATTCATGCAGAGTTACGAGTATCTTCCGTATCAGCCTGGAAGGTCTCAACTTGCATTCGTGACATTCAACATGATTGCCGCTGTTGCCAATACACTGAAGTTTGCTGGTTATTCAGATGGAGTAAACGGAATTGAGTTCCAAAACAATGGAACAGATAACCAATTCGTGGTTTATTCAGCAACTGGTCTTGGTAATGAAACAGTGACCCAGACCAACTGGAACCTGGACAGGTTTGATGGGACTGGACCTAGTGGGATAACCCTTGATATCACCAAGACACAGATCCTTATCATTGACATACAAGCACTATACGTAGGTCGTGTAAGGGTTGGTTTTGACATTGGTGGTACGATTATTTACGCCCATGAGTTTCTTCACTCAAACCTTGTAATATATCCATATATCCAAACAGCCAATCTACCAATTAGATGCGGCATGACTTGTACAGGTACTGTTTCTACTACAATGGACTTCATCTGTTCAGCTGTAATATCAGAAGGTGGTTCAGAGGATATAAATGTGTTTGGATACAGTTTTGAAACAAATGCTTCTGTATCAGCAGGAACAGGAGGAACACAATTATTAAGTCTCAGACCTAGAACATTGTTTAATGGTATCGCTAATAGAATGAGAGTTGCTTATGTAGATGTTGAAATATTCAATACAGGTGTTCAAGCTGTAAGATGGGACCTTTGTGTAGGTCAAACCATAACAGGTGGTACTTGGGCAGATGTAAATACATCTTATTCAGGTGTTGAAGTAAATACAGGAGCAACTTTATCAGGCTCACCTACCATAGTCATTGATGCAGGATGGGTGGACGGTTCAGGAATAGTAAATGGTTTTTCAGACACCTCAATATCATCAAGATATCCTATAACTCTTGATGCCGCAGGTTTAAATAGAACACTGGGTACTCTTACTTTAAAAGTCACATCACTATCAGGTACACAAACAGTGTATGGTGGTGTTAAATTCAGGGAGATACGATGAGTCAATCATACACAAGGGGAGTACCCATTGATCCAGATCCGTCGCTGTCAAACAACAGCGATCTTTTGGTTGCTTCACAGAAGGCAACAAAGACGTATGTGGACAATGGACTTCTAACCAAGCAGAACGTACTTGGATTCACCCCTGTGGACAAGGGTGGGGACACCATGATTGGCAACTTGATACTAAATGCGGATCCTACCACAGGACTACAGGCGGCCACCAAGCAATATGTGGACACCCTTGTTAATGGCATTGATTGGAAAGAAGCGGCACACGCTGCTACTGTTGCTGCGCTACCTGCGTACACCGTATCTGGTGGAGGACAGGTTCTTACTGGTGTTGCCAATGGTGCGATACCTACTGCAACGACAGACAACCATGCGATTCTTGTCACGGAAAGGCTTCTTGTAAAGGACGAGGTTGGGGCCAATGCCCCTAATAATGGGATATATGTACTCACACAGGTAGGAAGCATCACACAACCTTTCATATTGACAAGGTCCGCTGATGCCAATACCCCTGCGTTTTTGTTGGAGGCCACTGTGAGTGTGATCAACGGAGCTACTTTATCCAACACCATCTGGCACTTGACTCCTGCCGCTGTGCCTATTGTAATAGGTACAACAAACCTTACATGGATTGAGATAAGTTCTGGTGGTATCACAACGCTAAACACCCTTACTGCTACAACACAGACTTTTGCCACGGGTACTACAGGTACGGATTTCAATATTAGTTCAGCCACCAGCACTCATACATTCAACATACCAACTGCCTCTGCATTAAACAGAGGTGCGTTGAGTTCTACAGATTGGACAGCATTCAATAACAAACCATCAGTAAATATATTAATGGCTCATATAGCATCCTACTAAATGTATTTAAGCGCAACAAACGAAAAACTTCAGGTGGTCTTAGGATCAACTGTTACCACCAATCAACTTGAGTGGCATTGTTCCTATCAGGACATCACATCCGCTGGAATGACCTTGCCTCAGTCAAGCAGCCAAGGATTGACCAATGACACCACTGATGTGGATATGGTTGCCGCTCCTGCAGCAGCCACTACAAGGCAGGTGATTATCATCAATATCTATAATGATGACACGGTTTCACAGACTGTGACAGTCAAAAAGGATGTGGTGGGTACTGATACTATTTTTTGGAAAGGGCTACTTCAAGCAGGCGATACCTTGTATTGGTCGCGTGAAACTGGATGGAAGATCATCAGTGGTACATCACAGGCATCCTATACTTTTGATGTCTTTACAAGTAACGGAACCTGGACAAAGCCTTCTGGTCTTAAATCAGCGATGGTATTTGTAGGCGGAGCTGGCGCAGGTGGTGGTAGTGGAGCGCGTCTTGCTGCTTCAACAAATCGTTTTGGCGGAGGCGGAGGGGGCGGTGGAGCATTTAATATTCAATTGTTTGATGCTTCAGCTTTAGGAGGTACTGTTGCTGTTACGGTTGGAACAGGAGGTCCAGGCGGTCCTGCTGTGTTGGTTGATTCAACTAACGGAACATCTGGAACTGTTGGCGGATTATCTCAATTTGGTTCTGTACAAGCTGCTGGAGGTAGTGGCGGTGGCGGTGGTTCTACTGCATCTGGAGCAGGAGGAGGAGGAGGTGGTACTACTATTTTTCTTCCTTATAACGGTACAGGATCATCAGGTGGTACTTCAAATACAAACACGACTGCAACGGCAGGATCAAATGGATTTTCAGTTTTATCTGCCCAAACAGGTTGCCCTGGAGGTGGTGGAGGTAGTGGTATAAATAATACCAACGTATCAGCAACGGCAGGTGGTGCTGGCGGTGGGATTTATCAGAATGGTGTTTTACAAGCAGGCCCATCATCAGGAGCTACTCCTAATGGCGTAAACAATAAAAACATATTCATTCATATGAGCCAGACTTTATCCAGCGGTAATGGAGTTGGAACTGGCGGCGCAGGTGGATATCCCGCGTTCAAGGATGGTGGTAACGGAGGTTACTGCGCAGGAGGCGGAGGTGGTTCAGGAGTATTGAACGGTACTGCATCTGGTAAAGGAGGCGATGGTGGTGGAGGATTGGTAATCGTAATGAACATATTCTGATGATGCAACTGGAACATAACGAGAGGGAATGCCAAGGCGGTAAGGTCCTAAGATTGGACTATTACGAAGCTTATAACTTTGACTCTGAATACGGCCATGTCCATTATACGCTCTGCGATTATGAGCAGGTATTAGGCTTTGATGAGGTAACAGGTGATCCTGTACCAGATGGTAACGGAGGTCAGGCGTTTACTATTTACAAGTGGCCGCGTGAATCAGGTTCTTTGGAATTAGACGCTGCAACCTGTAACGCTTGGGGTGCTGATGACCAGCCTATATTCGATTATGTTGCACAGGAATTATCAATAACTTTAATATAAATAACAATGAAAACAAACAAATTCTTCTTATTAGGAATCTTTACATTACTAATGTTGGGATTCACAATCGTATCATGCGAAAAATCTGAAACCATTCCAAGTGAAATCACGTCAGGAGTGTTGGACAAAAAAGGCGGAAATGGTAGTGGCGGTAACAACCCCAATACCCCAAACTACAATCCTTGTACTTGGACATCCCAGTACACAAACGAAACAGTACCTCAGGAGTTCTGGGGTCTTACAGCTGACACCTCAGTTTGTGGATTTGTAATCATTCGCTGGCCTGCACAAGCCAAGTTCTCTCCAGTTGATAGCTGCACTGCTGCTGGACAGTATCTGGTTTCAACTACAACAATCAGTGGTTTTACAACAGGTTCACCATGTGCTGGAAATGTGACTTTTACCAACGCCTATTATTACCAATTGGGTTCTGGTTGCTCCATGTGGCCAGGTGGTGAATACGCCATCAACGTATCGTACCTTGAAAGGGATACGGTAAACAAAGTTCTCAGATGGCACTTTAGTGAAGGAGTGCGTTTCAGGGCTGGAACAAGGGCTACTTATTTAGGAACTTGTCCATGAAAATGCTATAGGCTATTTGCAAAATTTAGCAATATCTATTGTTTGACGCATAAAGCGTTATAATTTTGCATATTACCATATTATGTGTAGAAAGCTAACCAAGAAAAGAAAATAATATGAGCACAAACAATGAAGTAAAACTGGACTTCTCCGCACTGGATAAGATCTCAGTACCCGAAGTAGATAGTATCGAAGCCTTTGAAAATAAGGTAGATACAGAAGAACTCAAGGATAGCGTCCTTGAAGAAATGGGAGAAGACATTCCTGAAGAGGAGTTTGATCCTAGTGAAACCCCAGAAGACCTGTCTACCGACAGTCATTTGAATGAGCCTAGCAGCCAATCATCTGAAGATGAAGGAGATACCCTTAGGGAACTGGCTAAATGGGGACATGAACTTGGAATATTCGATTATGACGAAGAGAAATTTGAGTCATCTGAAGACTATTTCAAGGAACAGTTCTTTGAAAAAGTTAAACAAGAAGCCCTTCATGCTGTTCCTGATGAGTTTAAAAACATCATGGACGCTTACATGCGTGGAGTACCTTTAAGCGAACTCTTGAATTCCAAAGCCCGTGAGGAATCTTTTGGAATGCTTTCTGATGACGAACTAGTTGAGAATGAGAATCTTCAGGAACACCTAGTTAAGCAGTGGCTTTCCCTTCAGGATTATGAACCTGAAGAGATTGACGACAAAGTTGAATCGTACAAGGAAGGATTATTGCTTGAAAAAGAAGCAAAGACAGCCTTGAAAAAATTGAAGAAATATGAATCGGCTTATCAAGAAAGACTCGCAGAACAAGCTGAAAGGCAAAGAAGGGCTCAAGCACAACAGTACCAAACTGTCCTTGAAGACCTTAAAAGCACTATTCAAGCGACTGATACTTTCATCCCCGGTGTTTCAATGGGTTCTACCGAAAAGGAAAAACTCTTTGCAGCAATCACAAAACGTGACAGGGAAGGACGTACAGAACTTGAAAAGAAAATGGCAACCAAGGAGATGCAGCTTGCTGTCGCACAATTCGTCCTTCAACTGGAAGGAAAAGTCGAAGCTGTAGAACGCAAGGCTTTGACAAAAGCAGCTAAACAGACAAAAGAAACCATTAATTCAAATAGTACTAGTAATAAAACAAAGTCATCTGTTGACTTATCAGTGATCAGACAGGCTTTAAAAAAATCAAAACAACAATACAAATTTTAACCTTATCAAGTAAAAAATGAGCGCAACACAAAAATTAAACAACCTGCAGGTCAGTTATGCCAAATCATGGGCAGGACTGACCACAGACAACCACTTGTATGCCATTTACCAAAATGACGTGCAATTGGCGTCTGACATTGTAACGGAGGTATTCAACCGTATGGGATATATCGGTTTGGACACCTTCCTCTCCAAGTATCCTACCAAAGTATTCGACCATGATGGAGAATATGAGTGGATGCTTAAAGGTGACAGCCGTCGTGCTATCACTATCGTATCTTATAGTGCAGCTGATACTACCCGTCCAGGTGTGTCTAAAAGTACTTATGAATTGACTTTGACCGAGAAGTATTTTGTTGCTTCCGACTATGTGTCTTTTGACGATGTTGACCACGGCGTACGTATTGAAGATGATGGGCGTCCTGATGGTACTAACTGGGTTTACACTGTACGCCACATGCGTTCGGATGCAAACTACTTCACTCCTACTGAATTGCTTCGTGGCGGACGTAAGGTGTCTAAGCTTTACAACGTGGTTACAAACACCTTGAATGACCAATATGGTGAGACTCAGTTCTCTTCAATGTTCAAGATGCGTAACCAGTTCTCCACATTGTCTAAGAAATACGTTGTTCCTGGTAACATGCAAGACCGTCCCTTGTTGATCAAGATGACTGGTTCCGATGGTAAAGCTGCAACAGTATGGACCAAGTGGCAGGAGATGGAGTTCAACTTCCAATGGCAGAAAGAGAAAGCCAATCAGTTGATGTACTCCACCTTGAACCAGAACGTTGATGGTACTTTCACACAGAAGGCTCCTAACGGTTTTGTGATCAAGCAGGGTGCAGGATTGCGCGAGCAGATCTCTCCTACCTACAAATTCTATTACAATACTTTGACTTTGGATTACTTGTTGGAAGTTATGACCAACTTGTCCATCAACATCCTTCCTGAAGATCAGCGTGAATTCCTGATTCTTACAGGTGAGCGTGG